TTCAAACCCTCGAAATCACGTTTGACTTTCTTTCGCATTGAATTTAAGTATTCAATCTGCGGATGTTTACCAGAGTAAATTGTGAAGTTTTCTCTGATTCGATTGACCTCATCCTGACTCAAATGTATCTTCGGATGATCTAGTACCGTCTGCAATTCCTTATCAGTGATTTGTGCCACCATATCACCTCCTCTTCTAAATAGATTTTTAATGTTGTTCCATAGATTCAAATTATCACCTCCCTACGCTATTAGACCGAGGTCTCTTAAATTATCTATAACAAAGTATTGGAAGGCATCACAGGTATGGTCATCAGTCTTAACGACCGCAGGATTGTCTGACTTGATTGTCTTCTCATCCCATATATATCGCTTATGCTCTTCCATGAAGTATTTCATATTGTTTTCTGTTTTCAGCACGTATACACGACCTTGAGCAAGCAGAGACTGCACAAACTCTGTCATAACTATCTTTCTCTTTTTAGCTACAGGATTAAGCCTTACATGATACCGCTCGTAATATTCGTTACGAATAGCGCCCTCGGCACTATCGATCGTCTGATTACGGATGACCGCACCCGGCACTCTCTTGATTGACTTATTCATGATAAACACATTTAAATCTTTTGAGAGCTGGCTAGGAGATTTTTTATTGACCTTACCAGCTGGACTGTAATAGTAATTGTCAATAACAAATACCTTACCGCTTGCTGTTAATGCAATATGCAGACACGTTGTTGCAGACTGCTGATGCCCACCATCTATCGCGAAATACTGGTAAATGACGCGTTCTGTCTCAGGCACAGAATTGATTGTATGAAATAGTTCGATATTGTATACATTCGTACCAAGACCGACAGGCTCCCCGAGATACAAATAGCGATAGTAGTCGTAATCATTTTCTTTAATCCGCTCAATCTCCTCAAGCATCTGTTCGGTCACAAAGCCGAGCTCATCATCAAGATAGCTTGATTCGTGGATCAGATGGCTTTTGGATGCTCTCAAAGTGTCCACCCATTCGTTTATCCACTCATATGGATTTTGGGGAGGATTGTAAGACCAAAAGAACTGCACGAATGGATAATCAGGGTGCTTCTGTCGCATGAATGTCGAATTAGATTGGTCGAATTCCTCTGCGTTGTTAAATTCCGCAGCTTCCTCGTACCAAACAGCGATTACTGCCCCTACCTCATTCGATTTGAGTTTTCGGAAATCGTCCTGACCATAGAAGTGGAAGGTCGAACCAGTCTTTTTATGGGTAATTTTAAAAGGACTCTTGTAGGTCCTAAATTGCTTATGGATACCAAACTTACGCAAGGCCCACTCTATTTTTTTATAAACAGAGTCATAGATTGTATTGGCAACCTTGCGCACAATGATGATTTCGACAGTTTGTTTTTTTAGGATAGCTAAAGCCATCTTAAAGACTAGCAATAGTGCGATAACAGACGACTTGAAGCTATTACGACCGCCTTTTAAGACATTGTATGGTTTCTTAGATGTCCACACGGACTTAAAATGCGGATTGATATTCTTTTGGATATCAATTGTCGGACCATGCATCAACGATGATGATTTCGCCATCTTCGTCACCTCCTGTCTGGAGCTTAGCTTTAAGAGTGTCGATACGTAGCTGTTGCTCCTCTGTAACCATGCTCGCTCTTGTCATCTCGTCATAGGCTTTAATCATATTCCGGAGTTCGGCTTGCACCCTTGCAACTGCAGCTAAAGCTTTTGACTGTTTATCCCATGCTGTATGATGTTCAAAGCCCTTTCCTTTTTTTCCGTCGCTAGAGATAAATACGCTTGAATCATCCTTGTCATCGACATAGAGGATTTTTTGAGCGTGTAGCAGGTTAGCATATGTTAGGGTTATATTTTCCCAAAGGATATCGATAGGTGCTTTTTCTTCCAACTCCTGGGTGATTTCATATACCTCTTGAGGAAGGTACTTAGCAAAGAGGCCAAGTTTGACCGCATTTTTGTTGCCTACAGTTCCACCTTTGCCATTCTTGTTACCCTTAGGTGCCCCTCGTGTTCTTTTTGTAGTACTACATTTGTCTTTTGTAGTACTACATTTGTTCCATTTGTCTCTTAATTTCCAAACTGAGATAGTTTTTTCAGGCACGCCCAATATGTCACCAAGCTTGCGGTTAGTGATATTTCCGTTATTTTGCTTGTAGATTTCAAAAGCTTTATCTCGGTTTGGGTCTCGTGCTCTGCCCAACCTCTTTCACCTCCTACTTGTTCGTTTTGTAAAATAAAAAGCCACACGCTTGTGTGACTCGTCCATATTAAATCTAGCCCGATATGGAATTGACTAGATTTTTCGCACCGTAGCCCCCTAAGGAATCATACGTGCTCTTTCACGGAAACAGCAGGAATCGAACCTACGACCTTCTGGGCTTCAACCAGACGCTCTACCAACTGAGCTATGTTTCCTTAATCAGCATGAGACTACTGCCTTATTAGATTGACCATTGCTGGCACTAAGATTGATATACCATAATCTTAGTTTTCCTATGTTGCCACAGATTATCTAGGCTAAGCCCTAAAAGAGAGTATGGGATTTGAACCCATGCGCCGATTTTTCGACCTAACAAGGTAGCAACCTGTCCTCTTAAGCCTCTTGAGTAACTCTCTATTAAAACCCCAAGACCAGTAATGAACGTAAGGTAAATTTTCTATAATTTATTTTTTTCTGGTCTTGGAATAACTACCGAGTTCCGCTCATGTTGTTGCTGTTCGTTTTATAAAAAACGCAATTTGAAAGGTATGCTTCTTCTCAGTAATTCGATAATACTATTTTAGCACTTTAAAAGTGCGAAAAGGTGCAATTAGTGCAGAGCTTTTTCAAGATTTTTTATCCCTCTATCTCTGTACTCAAATAGTGTCCGTCGGCTGTGTAATGGCATTTCTTGTTGCACCATTCCCCACGAGTAGCCGTTGATATATTTTAGTCTCAAAACTTGGCTTTCTAGCGGGTCAGTCAAAGAATCAATAGCTTTTACCAGCTCATCCCTCTCATCAAATATCCGACTAATATCTTCATAAATCTCTTGCGTCTTATCGATTATTCTCATATTAAGTGCTTCTGTGCTATTTGATTGACCTCCACCCTTTGGCTCATCTGTGTACTTAACGGATGTCAATATGCCAGATTTTAGACTGATAATTTCCTGTCGCTTGGATCTAATCTTGCTGTCCAATAGACTTAACGCTTTTAGCCTTGCAGTTAATGTTCTAACCATCTAACCTCCTTTTTATCAAATACATACGGCTCATCTAAATCAACCTGCCACTTAGGTCTGCCACCCTGATTCGGTGGCTTGACAGGTCTCTTGATAGGCACACGGCTTTCTGCCAGGAGTGTTCTTATCTTTTCTTCTGACTTTTCAACAATTGGCTTAGTGCCTGATTCCAAACATCTCACATGCCTGAGTGAATAACCTAGCTTCTTAGCTAGCATTTCGACAGTCAGACCTAATCGAAGTCTAATTCCCTTAAATTCTTGTGGTGTCATAGTGCCTCCAACTACATAAATATTGCTACAATCCATAAAACAAGAAGAGTTATTAATGGTGAAGTTATCGCGCTTATCGCGATTGTTTGAAAATCCCTGTCATCCTTTGTTCTTCGTGAAGCCAAAATGAAGCTGGCAACAATATCGATACCTATTGCCTGTTTAAAAGTAATAGACGAAATACCATTAATAGTACTGATGATCTCATTCCATCCATACTTAATTACATACCCAGACATTAAAATGCTAATAGGAAGTAAAATAAATATGCTAAATAATGATTTTTTTAATGTTAATTCTTTCATAATTCCTCAAAAAGTTCTTGATTTTCGTGGATGTTGCCGATGACTTCATACCAATCATGTTCGCATTCTTCTAAGAAGCTATATATAGTGTCGTCTGAATTTCGACCAGGTCTAAAAGCACCATTTTCAAAAACAACTTCAAATTTTCCTTTTTGAGAAATTAGATTGCCCTCACTGTACCACCACTTAACGATATCTGAT